CCGCCAGCAGTTTCTTCAGGCTCTTTCTGTACGCCGCTTCCACGCCCAGATTCGGCATTATCGGGGACAGTATCACTTCGTTGCTCTGTTTCATCGGTCATTCCCAATCCGCCAAAATCGTCTTGCATTGGTACGCCGTCCACGTCAATGCCGTTATATCCGCTGTCTGTATCAGAAGCCAAGCGGGCGCGCACCTCTTCGGCGGAAATAACTCCAGCCTGAATATATGCGACATCACGGTCTGAATCAGACTTGCGGATAGTGGCAAGCTGCGATTCGTCCATTTGCGCCAAAGGAACAAACGAGAATGTGATTGAATCGTCAATCTCGCCGAATAGATGAAGCTGAACCAGCTTTAACACTTTATCCAACGGGTCGCGCAAAATGTTCTCTTGCAACGCCTTGATGTAGTCGTAATAAACGGCTATCTCGCCCTCACTGCTTGCGTTCAATCCGCTAGGTGTTACACCCAATAGTTTTACAAGCGGAGTATGGCTCGGCATTGCCAGTTGCTCCTGCGATTGCGCCAACAGGGCATCTAATCCGCTCAATGGCGTATTGAATTGGAAAAACTCTTCGTTATCCTTATCCAACATCATCAAGCCGCGATTGTCTCTGAAGCGGTTGTACACTTCGGCGCGCAAAGTCATGTTGACTTCTTCATCGCAACCGCCTGACAAGATGGCCGACATATCCGTCTTAATACCTGACAGCGAGAAGCTATGAAGCAGGTCGCTGACTGAATCAACCGTTCGCAACCACCTGTCAACATACGGCATCATCAACTGCGACATACTAACGCCGCCGAAGTTATAGGCGGACTTAAGCAAATCAGGAACAGGACGGCTAATCAGTGTAAACAGGCGGCTATGATGAATCTCACGCCCCATTACAAACCACGATTTAGGCTTGTAGAAATCCTTGGCCGTCGGGTCTGTCGTATTGCATTTCGCGGGAGCTGTCCACATCGGCTCAATCGGAACTAATGCTTCCAAGCAACCTTTGCCAATAGTATTACTCGTCAACAAAAGCGGATTGCCCAGCTTGTCGTTATCCTGGCCTTTCATCTGAATCATGATTTGCCCGCGCCCGAAGAATCCGTCAGATTCAATCGCCTTACGGAAAACATCACGAATATTCAGCTTCTCGTAACACTCTTCAATTTGCTTAATCTTATCGCTGTTGTCGTCATCGCCAATAGATTTTATTTCAATCCATTGGCGAGTCATTTCGCTTGCTGTTGTTTCGGTAACGCTTCGATACTCTGAAATCTGCGCCAATTCAGCCAAGCGCGGATAGCCGATAAAGCCTGTGCCAAAAAAGCAACCTGCGCCAAAATCGCCCAAAGTGCTGTTGCAGTCCATCGCCATGCCGGTAGCGTTTTCAGGGATAACTCCGGCAGGAAGCTCCGGCATATCTAACCCATACTGTTGAACAGTTTTGTCGGGCAATTCCTGAAGCAGTCGGCGCAAGGCTTTTGCATTTACAGCCTTTTGCTGTTTCTTCTTTTTACTCATATTCTGCTCAAAATGTTTGGGTTGATATTCAAACCGCCCTGCACGGGCGCAAAAGCCATAATCAAAGCATCGGCACGGTTAGGGCTTGGAATCCCTCGCTTTGCCATATCCTTTTTACTCTCAACCTTTACGCGCCCGTTATTGTCATAATCAACACGAGGGCGGCTTAATTCGGCTTTGAGATACTCAAGGTCTTTAAGACTTCCTGATATGGATATAAGCTCGTCAACAGGATAAACATCCCCAAACTCGATAGCTCGCCAAGTCTTGTAAAACCTGTCTCGAACCATCCACCAAGCCTGCGCTTTAATGTTGGAGAACATATCCTTGTTTTTCTTGTCGTCAGTGTATCGGGCTTCAGGTTTAAAAACAGAACCACCGGCATTAAAGCCTATCGTCTGTACTTTGCCCGTTTTACGTCTAAACTGCGCTTTGACACCGGCACCAACGCCAATACTGTCAAATATGATTTTGTCAGCCTTTACGTCTTGTCCGTACAGATAAACCTTGTCGGCTGAATAGATAACATCTTGGCCTCGCCATTCGTCCATATCGATAACGACAGAACCATGCCGCAATATTGTTGCACTGGCATCATCGCCTTCATCCGCAACGTCAAATCCCAGTATTCTTTGACCGGTCGCCTCGAATTTCAGCTTGATATGCGCATCAACCGAGGCATCAATCCATTTAGGCTTGATTACAGACAGCTCGCTATCTGCTACCGGCTCGCCTAACCATATATGGCGGTAAAGGTCGTAGTCTCGTTCACGGCACGATTCTGCCTCTACTTTCAGCACTTCAGGCAAATAGATGTTGTCCGTGTAGTTGACTACGATGTCCACCATATCGTCAGGCGGATTAATCACAAACCGCTGATAGGTAGGGTCAAGAATGTTTTTCGGGTTCCACGTCAGCCAAATTTCAGAACCCTCTTTACGGATAGTCGGGATTAGGATATTCCAGCTTTCGTCTGAAACGTTTTCCGCTTCTTCAATCCAGCAAATATCAACGCCCTCAATAGACTTGATTTTTGTCGGATTGGTCTTGATGCCGTAAAAGAGAAATTCCGAACCTGTCGATAGATGAATAATGCGGTTACGCTGTACATCAAACTCTTGCGTATAACCTGCTCTGTCTATTGTGTCAGACAGCAAAGAGATTACGGAATCGCTGATACTGTTTTGAAGCTCACGACCGCACATAATGCGAAAGCACCCTTTACGGGCAAGCTCTACCAATACCGTAGCCACCGCCCACGACTTCATACCACCACGCCCACCTCGCAAACTCTTGTATCGGTGCTTTTGGATTAGCGGTCTGAATTTAGGATGTAACTTATTCTTCATCACTCAAGAACAAATCGGAAAGTTTCACATCAGCCTGTATTGCAAGGTTGCCTGTAATTTGTTGTTCCACTTTATCGCCGTATTTCTTCGGCGCAATCTTGGAAGCCGCCCACTTGCGGGCATCTATCTGCAATTTTGCTTTTGAAACTGCCGCGCTTTCTGCTTCTGCACTGTCGGCAATCTCTATAATTTCTTCGGCGAAGTAATCCGCCTGTTTCTCTCTCGCGCGCGCGTATTGTTCCGAAAACTCTTTATTCTCAACCAGCCATTTACACACGGTTGACGTTGTAGGCATACCATCTTCAGCGCATATTGAGCGCAAGCTTCTGCCATTTGCGATTTTCTCGCATATCGTTTCTGCCATCTCGTCGCTGTATTTACTTGGACGGCCCATCTTGCGTTTTGTGTCGCTCATAAACCCTCCTCAAAAAAAGAAACCGTCTAACTCCGACCCCTCTCAGAATTAGACGGCAAAACACACTCGACTCGTAGGAAAAATGGGACGCCCTACACCGGCAAGGCATAGGGCGAAGTGCGAGAACCGCTTTATAGTCTGTCATGGCATGACAACCGTATAGGTCGGGCAAACGCGTCTCACTCGCACCGCGTTTTGTTAAAGACACACTCTCATATGTGGGCGCGACCCCTGTTTATTTGGAAGCGTCCGCGGCATCTTCCTCAGTGGCTACGCCACCCCTTTTGCCTATTGCCAGTTATGGCGTGGCGAAGAAACCTGAAACCGGCCAGAGAACCCTCCAACCCTACAAATCTCAGGACTATCAGACAGCCTGAAAATTCAAACGCCGCTATCCATACAGAAAGCAGCTCAAATTCAGGCCGTCTGAAAACGCAAAAACCGCCCTATAAAGGCGGTTTATATAGCTATTTCCAAACTATAGCATAATTGTAGCAAAAGTGTTTCATGCCGTCAAGTGTAAAGCAAGAAAAATCCAACCAGTAATACCTTCAGAGATAATCACTTATTCCGTGTCCAAAATTAGGCAAGCCAAATTTGATGCCACCTGATGCAACGGGTTTAATTCGCTGACCCTGTTAGACTGCCCATTGCCATCATAAACAACATTTGTGCCACAATCGACGGAGTACGTTTGTGCGAATTGTCCATTTCTATTCATCTCATCAAAATTTCGAGCGGGAATAATCGCATACCCGGCTTGCTGTTGTTGTTTGATTGTTAAAATGGACATTGAGGCAAATCTGCCCGTGGCCCTAGCATCAATGAACATGAACTCGCCGCTTCCATAGACTTTATAGTTGGTTCCCGGCGGCGTCTCTATATATTGCAATCCAAATTGTTCTGCTTCTGACTTTGCCATCACCATGCTAGATATTACTGCCAATATCATTGCCAACAATGTTTTTTTCATCTTCATCTCCTAGAATAAACCATCTACCTGTTTAGGTTTACCATCACTCGAAATATATTACCGAATAATTATACATATTTTTACACAATCTATCAGCATAAACACAAACTACCCAATAATCCCCGCTTGCCTAAACTCCGGTTCCAGTTTGCAAATGGCGCTATCAAGCAGTCCGGCCACAATTCCTCCAACCTGTTTCTTTTTCCGCCACAACGTTACGCGGGCAATATCAAATCTGTCTTGTATCTCCACCTGCTTTGGAACTTCCTTCAAGATATTCGACACCAGCGCATCGCATATCAGCAAGTTCACACCCTCGTTCTGTTGCTCAATATAGGCGGTAATATCCACAATCCCGCTCAAATCCTCGCTGTATTTACACTTCACCACTGCAAGCTCGTAGCGGTTCAGTACGCGCTCAATTTTGCTGATAACCATCTCAGCATGGGCATGTTTTTCCGCCTGCGTCAAATCCCCACCGCCGCCCATAACGCCCTTGCTCTCACACCAAGCGCAAACTAACGCCGTGCCGTTAATTGGCTCCATCCTCTCGCCTTTAATTCTGTAAACGTCCTCTAAAACTTGCTCAACCGTGTAATACATTTTCCGCCCCTTAAAATTCCCAAATTAACCCGAAGTTTCCTGCTGCCCACGCCTGCAAGCGGTTTTGATACTCTGTCATTTCTGCCACATTCAGCGTTGTCGTGCTTATCGGCGTTTTGACTTCCGTGCCGTCGGGCATGGCTTTGATATCAAAGCCAAGAAACAGACCGGCGCAATACTCGTGCCACGTTTCCGCGCTGTACCGCCTGCCGTTTACCCACGCTTTGTCCGCCAACTCGCCGTAGATTTTCCACAAGCGGCGGTTTTGCTCGGCGCTCCGTTTGGATTTATGCGGTCGGATCGTGATGTCGAGATTGCCGTTTTCAAACCATCCGCTCAGGTTGTCCCAAATCGACCGCATGACTTCCTTTTTGTTTTTGGGCGTCAGTGTGAATTTCGCTTCATTCATTTCAGGCGACCTTTCACGCTGATAATCCCCAATTCTTCAAGGCGTCCCATCGTGCGAAATTGCGACCGGCGCATATAAAACTCTTTGTCTTCGCGGCTCAACTTGATATGCGACCGACCATCTATCACGTCATGACAGGAGCTACACCCAAAGCCGCCGCTCAAGTCATCGCTTTTCAGCCCCATGCCGTGCGTCTCGCTCGGGAAATGGCAAAAGACGACGGTTTCAGGGTTGTAATTGCACACACCAGCGATGTTGAGTGTGCATTGCTCGCCTTTAGCGGCTTTTCGTATTGCGCTCACTATGCCCCCCCTAAAAGACCTCAAACAACCAACCGCCACCATCCTTTTTAGGCTTTGCCTTAACAGCAACAAAGCGGAATGGATAAGAGTCGGCGGCAACCTTAATTTTTACGCGGGCATCATCCTGCCAAAACCCCTTAACTTCGTGCATTTCCATTGTGCCGTTTGCAGTCATGACGGCAAAATCAGGGGTATAAAAAGTTTTATCGGCAAGTCGTAGTTTTACACCCTCAAACCGATACCAAAGGATTACTCCTTTCTGCTTCTGCTGTTCAAGATATTCGGCATATGCCGCTTCGGTCTTGTTCATCTCGCCAGTTTTCAGGCGACCTAACGCATACATTGTGCCCTTTGATTTTTTATTCATCGCAACCCCAATTCTTCGTAAACTCGTTTTGCTGCGCCTGTGTTCCAATACGCAGGGCTTAAAAGCGGGAATGCCTGATTTGCCATTTGCGCCGCTTCTCGCATGGATAACGCCGTCTTGATTGTTTCTTCAGCCCGCTTAATCTCAATCTCTGCCAGTTTTGCTTTTTTAGCACGGAGGTAGGCTTTAGTCCTTTCGGACTTACAAGCCCTACATTCCGCCATATGGCCGCGCGTGCCGTCTACACGCAGCTTTTGCAAATACGGGAACTTATCCAACGGCTTTTCTTCGCCGCACCTGATGCATTTTTTAGTCGTCATGCTCAATTCTCCTACCAAACTCATCAAGCGGGGCGCGCGCGGCGGCGTGAATAGCAACACCAAGTACCGCGCCAAAAGCCATTGCAAGACCGAAACATTCAATCCATTCCATTTTCACTTTCCTTTCGTTCGCCATTTTTCAAAAATTTCACTTCGCTTTGCCATCGTTGCCGCCGGTGCGGCTTCAAAACCGCTACCACCCGACCAAAAGTCTTTCAGATGGCAGATATGCCCGCCGTGGTAATACGTCGCCCGCTCCTCCGCATTTCGCGCCTTTGTGCATCTCGCAAACCCGCGCATGGTGCTTTCTGACTCGGCTTTGAAATCTGCGTGTAGGCAGTGGTAACAGGTTTGCTTAGTTGTAATACTCATACTCTCCAAACCTCTGATATTGCCCCTCCCACGTCAAATCAAGCACGCCACGCTCTCCGTCTCGGTTCTTCGCAATAATCAATTCCGCCGTCCCTTGCGGGGCTTCTGAATCGTAGTAGCCCTCACGGTATGGCATCAGCACCAAGTTTGCGTTTTGCTCAATGCCACCACTTCCTCGAAGGTCTGTCAAGCTAGGGCGTTTGTCGCTTTGCTTTTCAGTCGCCCTGTTCAATTGAGCAACCAGCAAAACATGGATTTGCAGTTCCATCGCCAAGCGTTTCAGACGTGCTGTAATATCATCAAGCTCAGCGACCTCATTTACGCCTTTACGCGGCATCAGGTGCAGATGGTCTACAACAAGCAGGTCAAGCCCTGATTTGCGCTTCTCTAGTCGGCATCGCGCGGCGATTGCATCAATTCCGACCATCTCAGTATCAATCACAAACTTCCAATTTCGCGCTTTGCTGATATACAGGGCAAAATTGTCTGTTTCTGTTTGTGTCATGCGGTATTTTTTCAGCCTGCCGTAATCAATCGCATATTCAGCAGATGCTCCGCGTTGGCTTAGTTCCACGCCTGACATCTCGTAGCTTTGGAAGCGCACTGACAGGCCGTTTTTCGCGCAGTGCCGGGCAATGTTTTCAGCAAGAACCGATTTACCCATACCCGGCCTTGCGCCGATCACTGTCAGATTTCCGCGTTGCAGGCCGCCTGTTGCCTCGTCCAAATTACTGAAGCCAGTCGAGAAACCAAGCATTCCGTCCGTTTCAGAAATTCGCTCCCAGTGATGCAGTGTTGCTTCCAGCGCGTCTTCGTAGCTCATTGATTCGCTTCTACCTGCCGCCGTGCCGCTGATTTTGTCTAACAGGGCAACCGCCTCAGCCTGTCTATCAGCGATTGAGCGACCATCTCGTTCTGTCGCCAGTCTTTCGATTTGTTCAGCAGCGAATCGCAATTCACGCTCTGCCGCACTTTCTGACACCAGCCGCGCATATCGGCCAACATTCGCCGCCGATGGCGTGTTTTGGTGCAGGTCAATCAGGTAGGCAAGGCCGCCTGTTTCTTCGCTCAATCCACGCTTTCCAAGTTCAGCATCAAGTGTGATCACATCTACCGGCAGGCCGTCTGAAATCATCGACATTGCCGTCTTGAAAATCAGGCCGTTTTTGTCGCTGAAAAAATCTTTCGGCGTTAAGTCTGTCAGCAAGTTTGCAGAATCGTTGTCGATCAGGATTGCCCCCAATACTGACTGTTCTGCTTCCAAACTTGCCAAGATTTCAAATTGCTCAGTCATTTTCAAAATTTCCCCAATGGTCGAAGCCCTGATGATTTTTTAACTACCGGCATACCGTCAGCAGTTCGCACATCCAAGCGTTTATGTGCAGGGTCTTGTCTTACCGCGCCCAATTCGCCTCTTGCCTTTAAGCGTGTCAGCGATTGAAAAAACTTGTGTTCCCACATCGCCTGCGTTTGCGTATCGCCTCTTGCTCCCCAGTAGCCTGTAAACTCAATCAGCGCGTCTTTGATTCGTTTGTCCTCAAGGCTTGGAATTTGTGAGCGGCGAAGTTTTGCGTCAAACGCTTTTTTGTCTTCAGGCTCCCAGTCGTCAGTGATCGCAAAATCGCCGATGTTGATGGGTTTCGCACTCTCTGACGCTTCGGGAACATCGTCCCCTACATCTCCGTCTTTACTATCTTTCAGTACTTGTTGAATATCAGTATTNNGCTTTGAATCGGCTCGTCATAAACTGTATAATCCGTTGAGCCATCACTGTTTTTTCTTACTGAAATAAAGCCTTTCTCTTTTAGTTCGTTGATGATGTTGTAAATACCCTCTCTGCCTGTTGGCTTCTTCGTGTCTTTGGTTACATTCACAAGCTCTGCAACCATGACTTGCCAGTTATCAGGTTTTGTCAGCAGGTATCCAAGTAATCCCATTGCTTGCCAGCTCAGTTGATTTTTGTCATAAACCTTGTTGCTGACGATTGTGTAATTGTGTTCACGCTTCGTCCGAATAATTGCCATCATCAACCCCTTTCACTTCCTCAACCCACTTATCCAATGCTTCCTGCGCCTTGCTCACGTCTTCGGCTTGCATATAAGCCAACACCAGCAATCGAGCCTCGTGTATTCTTTGTTCTCGGCTCATGGTTCAATTCCTGACTTAGCTATTGAGTAAAACGCCACCGGGTTCTTGCAGTTGCCGACCTTGTAACGCGGTCTGTTAAATTCAAATCCACGGCTTTCTAAATCCGTGATTCGCGCTCCAAGCTGTGTAATCTTTAGCTTTTCGTACGCTTCCAAAGATGTGATGTGTCCGTTTGCCCGGATATAATCGACAATCTTCTTGCATTGCGTTTGTTTTTGGTTCATAATCGCCTTTCGCTTAATAAGCCTTTCGCTTACCTGAATCGTTTCCTCGCGTTCAGGGGGAATTGCCCGCCTCGTGCGGGCTTTTCTTTTGGTTATTCACTTGCCTTTGAGGCTGTTTTCTTTGGCTTCTTGAGAAACAAATCAGGGTGTTCCAGCTTGATTGCCGCAGGGATTCCACGCTTACTCCAGTTGAATACACATTGCGGGCTTTTCCCTAGTTTTCGGGCAATCGAGGAATAACTGCCAATCGAATTTAAAAGGCGTTTATCCTGTTCAATCTCATTTTTTTTATCCATCTTGTAAACTTTCTGTTTAAGTTCCAGTCTCTATATTAAACACTATGTTTAGTAATAAGTCAAGACTTGTTTAACAACATTTTGTTTAATTATGCGAAAATAAATTTTTAAACTGGGAGTAGAAGATGAACGAAGCGACACAACGGCTTTTCCAAGCCGCAAAAGAGTTAAAAAACATAAACCTGCCGTCTGAACTTGCAAGGTTTTTGAATGTCAGTCAGCAGGTTATAAAAAATTGGGAAGCGCGCGGCGTGTCGGCAAAGATGATTCCTGAAGTAGCGGAACGGCTGGGAATATCAGAAAGATGGTTGAGAACAGGCGAAGGGGAAATGATTGGAGAGGCTGAAGCCCAAATAGAATCAAACGCTACTGTAATTGGTACGCTGGACGTTTGGGACAGCAAGACGCCGTTGGCGGCTGATGATTGCGAAGTCCCGTTTTATAAGGACGTGCATTTATCAGCGGGGAACGGATTTTCAGACGACATCGAAGACTACAACGGCTATAAGTTGCGTTTCTCAAGGTCAACACTTAGACGGTATGGCATTAATCCCGCTGACGTGGTTTGCGTTTGCGCCGACGGCGACAGCATGGAGCCGGTATTCCCCGACGGGGCGACGCTCGGTATCAATACCGCCGACAAGGTCATCAAAGACGGCAAAATCTATGCTGTCAATCATGGCGGGCTGTTACGGACGAAAATTTTGCAAAAACTGCCCGACAATAAAATCCGTATCAAAAGCTACAATTCCGAAGCCTACCCCGACGAAGAGGCAGACGCAGGCGACATAAATGTTATCGGTCGGGTTTTTTGGTGGAGTGTGATTGCTTGATGGACAGGGACGAAGCATACAGAATCAGTTTGCAGCAAATCCGATCAGGCGATATATCGGCGGCGTGTCGGACGGTTGCGGATTATGAATTATCTCAACCGCAACCGCGCGGGCTGTTTTCGGGTATATCCCCTCAAGAATACTGGGCGCGATACCCTGAGCCATCGGACGTTGAAATCTTAGAATCAATCTTTTCGGAATCGCCCGAAATACCGGGCGGAATCAGTGACGACGATTTAAATGCGGCGCGTATCATTTCCGCGTTTAACTTCGTTTGGGGACTAAGCCAATTCCCCAAATGGCTTTATCGGCAAGAGTTTGAGTCATCCGACCTTACCAATTCTACCGTGCCGTTGATGTTGCTGTCCCGTGCGAAATCACGGCAGGAGCTTAAACAATACGAAGAGGTTGAGATTTTAGACTACCCTGATAGTTGCGAGTTTTGCAAATCGCAAAGCGGCAAGATATACAGGTCGTCTGAAGCCCCTGTTTTGCCCCATGCACAATGTACGCACAAATCAGGTTGCCGATGTTGCTACCTGCCAGTTATCTAAACATAGCCCGCGCAATACGGGCTTTCCCCGCTTTGATGGGCTTGCAAGTAAATAACGTGCAATATATAATTAGTACGTTTTAATCGAAAGGATTTCCAGATGACGACAGAAAAACCGACAGGACGAGCCATCGGCGGAAAGGCAAGAATGGCAAAACTGACACCCGATGAAAGAAAGGCAATATCCGCCAAAATGGTGGAGGCGAAAAAAGCAAAGGCGGGGCTGCCTAAAGCAACGCATAACGGCAAGCTGAAAATCGGGAATATAGAGCTTGATGTTGCCGTACTTGACAACAATTCCCGCATATTGTCCGCAACATCCGTATTTGAGGCATTTGACCGACCGCGACGCGCAAACTCGAGGCTTGAGATAGACGGGATCAAAATCCCCGCTTTCATGGACGCAAAAAATTTAGAACCATTTATAAATCAGGATACTATGAGATGGATCAGACCTGTAGAGTATTTCAGCGGCAATCAGGCAAAGACGGGATATAATGCCGCGCTTTTACCCGCAATGTGTTCTGTTTATTTGTCCGCGAGACGGGCAGGGGTATTGACGCAATCTCAAGAAAAATTGGCGGTCAAATCCGAGATTCTACTTGACGCGTTCGCACAAGTCGGCATTATTGCCCTTGTGGACGAAGCGACAGGCTATCAGGAAAAGCGCGAAAAAGACGCATTAGCCAAAATCTTTGAAGCCTTCGTAGCTAAAGAGCTGCAACCTTGGGTAAAGACTTTTCCGACCGATTACTACAAAGAGCTTTGCCGTCTGTACGGTGTGAAATATCCGCCACTGAAAAACAACCAATTCCCGCAATTTTTCGGGCATGTTACCAATGACGCGGTATATACCCGCCTAGCTCCCGAAATCTTGCCCGAACTTAAGAAGGCAGCTTCCAAGCAGGAAAAGAAGGCAAGGCTCCACCAGTTCCTGACAAACGACGTGGGGCACCCCAAATTACGCGAGCATTTGTCGTCCATTGTTACCATTTTGAAACTGTCCAAAGACAAAGAGGATTTTAAGCGCATGCTGAATATCGCCCATCCCAAACTCAATCACACAATGGACATCGATTTTTAGCCCGCTGACCGCCAAATGGCGGTTTTTTCATGCCTGCAATCTAGTTATAAAGTATCAGTTAACCCCCAACCGCCCAAAT